CCAGTGCGCCGAGGTTTTCAACCGATGGGTCACGATCCGAGCAGCGCGAGTGTTTGCCAACCGCGCCGTCGGGGACACGACGACGTTCCGACTCACCCAAACCGACGAAGATCGCGCTTGGGCGGACCTGCTCCGGGTGGACACGGCGCAGAGCCAGCCAAACGCAGTCACCGGTGAGGCTGCGTTCTCGACCTTCAGGCCGTGGATGGGCCTGGGCCGGCGGCGGGCCACGAACTGGTTCTGATCATGCTGGCTTCGTACTCGATCCCGAACCTGATTCAGGGCGTCAGCCAACAATCGGATGCCCAGCGGGACCCAAGCCAGGGCGAAATCCAGGTCAACGGCTTTTCCTCGCTGACCGATGGTCTCCGCAAGCGGGCCGGCACCAGTGTGGTGCGGCTGATCAGCTCAGCATCGCTGGGCGATGTGGCATTCCACTCGATCCTCCGCGATGCCGTCGAGCGGTATCTGGTGGTGATCTCCAAGACCGCCGTTCGGGTCTTTGATCTCGACGGCATCGAGAAGACGGTCAGCGCACCCTCCGGCTACGGCTACCTCTCCACGGTGGTTAGCTGCTCCACGGACGTGAGGGCCAGCACCATCGCCGACTTCACATTCATCAGCTCCGTGCGGAGAGTGCCGGCGATGACCGCGGCGGTGGCGCCGGCCACTGCCCGCCCTGCAGCGAACGAGGCGCTCTGTTGGGTTCGGGCCGCCAACTATGGCCAGACCTATCGGCTGTCGGTGAACGGCACGCTGGCCACCGTCACCACCCCAGTGCAGCCGGTGACCACCAGCGGCAGCACGGTGACTGAAAACCGGATCTCGTCGGAGGACATTGCTTCCCAGCTGAAAACAGGGCTATCGGGCGTTACGGGTGTAACGATTACCCGTGAAGGATCGGTTCTCCACCTGACGTCAGCAAGCGCGATCACGATCTCAGCGACTGATGCCCGCAGCAATGCCGACATCACAGCCATTACCGATCGAGTTCAAGTTTTCAACGAACTCCCGACCATCGCACCCCGCGGCTACACGGTGCAGGTCTCAGGTGATCCTTCAAACCAGTACGACGGCTATTACGTGGCTTTCTTGCCTCGCTCCAGCACAGCATCGATGGGAGAGGGGACGTGGGAGGAGTGCGTTGCGCCGGGAATGCCGTACAAGCTGGATGCAGCCACAATGCCGCAAGTCCTGGTTCGGCTCCCGGATGGCACGTTCTACTTTGGCCCCGCCAATGGCAGCACCCAGGGCGGCCTGAAGATGCCTGCATGGGGAGAGCGGACGGCTGGCGACTACAACACCGCTCCCGATCCAAGCTTCATCGGATCACCAATTCAGGACGTGTTCATCCATCGCAACCGGATGGGTGTCCTTTCGGACGAGAACAAGATTCTCAGTAGGTCGAAGGCATTTTTTGACTTTTTCCCGGAGACAGTCACTCAGGTGCTGGACACCGATCCGATTGACCTCACGGCGAGCTCAAACCGAATCAGTGTGCTGCGCCATGCGTTTTCAAACCAGGACGAACTCCTGCTGTTCAGTGAGCAACTTCAGTTTCGCGTCGCCAGCGGTGAAGCCTCGCTGACGCCACAGTCGGCCCAGGTGTCCGTCCTGACGGCTTACGAGGTGGACTGCTCGATACGACCTCTCCAGGTGGCAGGGGGAATTGTGTTTGGCCAGACATCCAATGGCTGGACGCAGTTTCGCGAGTTCTCGCTGAGAGGCGTTGGGACAGCTGTTGTTGGCATCGCGCCCAGCGTCACCGACCATGTCCCCACCTACATCCCCGCAGGCGTGCGCCAGCTGGCGGGGAACGACACTGCCGGCGTCTGGTTCGCCATTACAAAGGCAACCGAGGCCCAAGATCGGATCTACGTCTTCAAGTACGCGGACCGCTCCACGGGCACAACCCTGGAGCGCGTGCAGCGCAGCTGGTCCTACTGGCACCTGGCCGGGGCATCAAAAGTGCTTCAGATCCTGTGCCTCCTTGAAACCCTCTACCTCATCGTCGAGTACCCAGACGGGAGCGTGTGGCTGGAGAAGACGCCGGTGAGCGATCGGCTCACCACGGACGCGCTGACCACGCTGCTGCTCGATCGCCAGGTGACCACCACGACAGCGACGCCAGCGGCGGCGCGGGTGGCCAGCGGCACCTACAACGCGATCAGCAACACCACGACATGGACGCTGCCGTTTGCCGCAGCGGCAACCACGCAGGCGTGGAGCCTCTATGGGCCAACGCAGAGCGGAGGGAAGCTGCTCGGCACCATCAACAGCGGCAACACGATCACCACCAGGGGCAACTGGGCCGGCAAGGATGGTGCGTTTGGGGAGTTGATTGAGTTCCGATACCGGTTCAGCCGGTTCAAGCTCATGGAGCAGTCGGGCTCCGGGCGCGTCTCCAGCAACGTGGCTCGGACTCAGGTGCGCAGTGCCAAGCTCCGGTATCACGACACCGGCTACTTCCGGGTCTTGGTGACGCCCGAACGGCGCGAGACTGCCACCTACACGTGGGATGGGTGGCAGCTGGGGGTGCGGAACAGCCAGCTCGGCAGTCGGCTGGGGCAGGGCCTAGACATCGAGGATCGACAGTTCGCCGAAGGCGTGTTCAATATCCCGATCATGGCCCGGGGGGAGGGATGCGTGGTCGAGATTGTCAACGACACGCCCAGCCCCTGCATGTTCAGCAGCTGCGACTGGATGGCCCAAGTCACCAGCCGGGGGCAGAGATTGCAATGAGGTGGCAGAACGCCGCCAAATGGCGGGTCGATCATGTGGGCGCCTTCCTCCGACGGAGCGACGATCTGGAATGCCGATTTGCCTATGGCATCAGCGGCAACGAGGCGCTGGGAATCGCTGCGAAGGCATCTCAGACCGTCAACTGCATCTGCGCAGACGATGGAGAGCCGCTGGCCGTTGCTGGGGTGAACCGCTCGGTGATCTGGCTGCTGGGCACCGATGGGCTCACCGCCACGCCAGAGAGGCGCCTGGCCCTGGCGCTTGGGGGGCGACGCTGGGTTGACCAGTTGCTGTGGGACCGTCGGGGAACAGGTGCAGTGCTGGAGAACTGGGTCCTTGCGTCCAACGTAGAATCAATCCGTTGGCTGAGGGCAATGGGCTTCACGATTGCGGCGACACGGCCCATGGGTCCAAGCGCTCAGCTGTTCACCCACGCTTGGAGGGGGTGATGGTTATCGATCCAATCTCGGCCGGCATTGCGGCGATCTCGACAGGCCTCGGCTTGGCTGGAGGGGCCGCACAAAGTAACGCTAGGCAATACGACTACGAAAACAGCCGTGCATATCAGCGTGCAACAGCTCGCTTTAATCTATGGCAATCGGGGCTGAATGCCAGGTTGAGCAATGCGGCCTCACAGCAGCAGTATTGGCAGGACACGGTCAACCATAACCAATCTCTGGCCTATGTCTATCAGCTCCGCAACTTCGAGCTTGCGAGGGAAGCGCAGCAGGCCGATGTGGTTGGGCAGGCGCGGGCCGCCGCAGGCGCCGAGTTCATGGTCAACAGCGAAGCCATGGCGCAGCAATACCAAGAGGTTGGGATGCAGGAAGCCATCTCGCTTCAGCAGTATCAGTACAGAATGCTTCAGCAGTCAGCCGCCTATCAGGCGATGGCCGGCGACGGGAACACAGTTGACCGGTTCGTGAGCGACTACGCCCGGCAGATGGGCGATTACCAGGCGCTGTCAGAGATCAATGAGGGATTGCGGTCAAGGCAGTATAAGAGAGAGCAGCTATCCAGCGTAGCCCGCTATCTGAACGCCTACAACAATCAGCAGTTTTATCAGAAGCAGCAGTATCAGGATCCGATTGCGCCATATCCAGCGCTGCCAGCGCTGCTGACGCCCGCGGCGCCATCGATGACCGGGGCCGCGCCGGCCGGTATTGGGTTGCTGGACATCGGCACCAGCTTGCTGGGCGGGGTGAACACCTACCTCGGCACAGCGTCAGCGATCAAGGGGCTCTAGCCAATGGCACGCCAACCCGATGGACAGATCCAGCCGGTCGCGAGGCCCGTCCAGGCCTTCATCGAGCCTGTGCGCGTCAGCATCGCCGAGCCAGCGAGGCCGGCGCAGCTGCCCGGCCTCGCTGCGCCGCAAATCGTGCAGCAGGGCGGAATGCCCAGTGTGCAGGGGGAGAACCCTTTCGAGAGGCTGGCAGGAAGCCTGGCGGCATTCAACCAACAGTTGACGCCTGCGCTGCAGGCGGCCGGCGTGGCGTTCGTCGATCAGCAGATCAAGCAAGGGGAGGCCAGGGCCAGGGCCGCTGCACTGCAGGGCCTGGCGCAGAACGACGCCAGCATGGAGACGGCTGAGCAAGCCCGCGCCAAGGCGAACCGTGCATTGGCCCGGCGGGACCCCGCAGCCGCTGGCATCATGGCGCTGCTCAACCCCTACGCACAGGTCGGCTACGAGCGTGGTCTGGCCAGGCTGGCGGGGGCAGAGGCCGCCACGGGGCTGCCGGCCTACATCAAGGAGCGAGGCCAGCAGATCGATTACCTGGCGCCAGACCAAGGCCAGGGATCAGCAAGGCGACTCGCGAACGAATACGCATCGCAGTTGATGCAGCGCTATGGGCTGAGCGCTGACAACCCGGCGACCCAACGGTTTGTGATTCCTGAAATCGAAAAGGCCAGGGAAAAAGTTGGGCTTGAGATTCTCGAAGATCGCCAAAAATACCTCACCAACCAGAGGATAGATTCTACCGCCGGCCTGATACGCAACTTCTATGCTGGATCAATGAAGATGGGCATCGTTGAATATCGCGGCCAGTCTTATAGTCTGAAAGACCCGATTCCGGAAAGGAGGCAGATCGCTCTGCAAGCGCTTCGCGGGCGTCTACAAGAGTATCTGGACTACGCGACCAAGCTTGGCGTTTTGCCCGGAGATGGCAGGGCCATCCAAGGGAAGATTTACAAGCAACTGGCCGCGATCGGCTGGTATGAAGACGAGGACTTCCAGCAGATGGTGTCTAGCCTGGATTCGACCGACAAGGTGTTGGACGCGAACGGGAAAGAGCTGCTCGATCCAGCCACGCAAAAGCCTGTCTACATGAAGCTTGGCTCCGTGTATCGGGAGGACGACATCGAGGCTCAGATTAAGTATCGTGCTGCCGCCGCTGCGCAGCGCAGGGATCAGCGAGAGTTGATGATGACCGGCGCATGGACCGACAGGAACGGTGGGCGCGTTCAAGGTTTTGAGAATTACATATTTGAGAGGCTAAGCAGGTTCACCCCCGGCACCCAGGAGTACGCGCAAGCCGGCGCTTTGGCCGTGTTGGATTACTGGAACAGACACAAGGCCGAGTTATCCGCTTCCGGCGTCACGTTGCCGGCGCTTGAGAAGAAGCGCAAGGAAGTAGCTGATCTGAAAAGCGAACTCACGTTCGCCGCTACAGACGATCCGGACATGCCGTCGCGGGAACTGGGGCAGCTGGACCGGATACGCGGTAGCAACTGGAACGCGAATCAGTTGTATAAGCGCGGCATGTTTCTTGCCGGTCAGATTAAGAACCCGACAGAACGCGACAAGTTCAAGCGTGACTGGGATAACAAGGTGAACCGGCTGGACAAAGAAAACACCAGTCTTGCCGGCTACAAGGAAGCCCGCGATGCTGTTATTGGGCAGCGAATAAACGCAGAGCTGAACAACTACTATCCCGCCGCAAACCAGCTGACCCAGGGCGATCGGTCTGTATCCCGCAGCCGCCAGTACGAGGCCTATGTCCCATACGCGAATGCGGCGATCAGCGATGCTGAAGCGAAGAAGGGTTCCCGGTTGAATGATGCTGAAGTCAGGAAGGTCGTCAGTGATGCCCTGAACCAGTACGGCAAAGGGGACGGCAAGCCGCAGAAGGACTTCTTGTTCCCAGGCAGTCCGATGACGAGGACGCCCAGTGTCAACCCATATCAGAAGCCGACAAACAACAACGGTTCGCCGCCGCCCGCCGAAGGAGCCAAGCCCAAGCCGCCGCCGCCACGGGTGTTCAACGTCAGCGAGCTTGACACGATGGCGGATCGAAAGCTGGTCCTGCGCAGCTACGAGGACCGGGCGGTCCTCAGCCACGGGGCGGTCCGTCAGCTGATTGATGCGGTTGGCCAGGACAAGCCGTGGCCCAAGGAGTTCGAGAGGGCGTGGCGCGACTCTGGAGCCCGCACGCCTGGCGAGTTCCTGGAATCCCAGATCAAGCGCTACCCCGGGCAGTTCGTGCTGCCGCCA